GGAAACTTTCTGGACTTTGGTTTGACGAGTTGCTGGAACTCCCATGAACTTAACATTAGATTGTAACTCTTTAATGGCTTTATACATTGGAAAGAGATTCTTTGGGGTCCGAACTTGGAAGCCGGGAACATGCGGCTTATTGGGCTTTCGCCCATTACCTGCTTTACGACCAGGCATATTATTGGGGTTAAGAAGACCGACGTAAGGAATTCTTAAATGAACGGAAGATTGTGGTATAGGCATGAAACACTGCCGCATTTCAGCAAGGGTCTTATAGCACCCGCGAGAAGACTCATCAAGGTTGGAACCGTAGAGGGTAAGGAAAACCTCACGGTGCTTCAACAACTTCTCAACACCTACTGACCACGCAGACTCTAAGCAGAGAGAACAAAGTTTCTGGAAATACAAATTGTAGTCCAGTGCAGTAAACTCTCGCAAAGAATTAAGATGTTTTTCAACATCACAGATTGGGACATAAACGCCATTAACGTTTTTGAATTCTTTAGACATGAATTCCACGTCCTTAGGAATCTCCAATTGAGGAGCCCAAGTGTGCTCAATCTTTACCACCAGACCTGCATGAACCCAGGCAACATAAGGGTTGAATGGGGCAGGAGAAGCGATGCTATATAGATTGTCGTCCCCACAGTAAAATTTGTGGATGAACGAGTCCAGATGCATTGAGTTTGTTGAAAGTAAAGTATAATAGTAGAGGACCAACTGGACAATCATATTAATGAAGATTGTCCCGGCAACACCGGAACAGTTGAAACCCTCCAACCAAACTAAGAAACCACCAGCGTGCCTCACGGCTTTGTATATCATCCAATGAATGAACCACTGAGTACGCTCATCCTCTCCAGGAGGACGGAAGTGCCAGAAAACTCTAGCAACAATCATGGTTAAAATTCTATCATTGATAGTATGGTCGTATTTTCGGCCATCTGCGACAAGAATACGCAGACCAATGATTTTCTTGGCGACCTCGTCCCAACCACCCTTAAAGTGGGTAGCACCAGGCCAAAAACCAATTTTAACATTTAGAGCTGTTAGTTGATGAAAGAAATCACCAAACAAACGCATGTCAAAGAAATAAGAATGACAACAGCCAGCGAAGAACAATCGGAAATCCGAGGCATCGTATTTAGCTGAAGTTCGCATTTCTTCCTTCTGAGAGCCATTAAAGACAGGAGCAACGAAGGAATAACCGGTATCATAGTACCAGTCAATCCATGACCGATAACGATCATATGCTCCGGCTTTGTCCATACAACCTAATTGGTTATACGGCCAGCCAGCAGAAGCTGTTTTATCCATATCAACCCAAACCTGCATAGAAGACCATGCAGTGCTTGGTCGAACACCATTCAACTCCAAGAAACCAATTGCCTTCTGAACAGCAATTTCCACCAAAGGACCATCTAAAGAATAAGAATCCGCAGTATTAATAACCACGGAGGAGAAAGTTTGTGCATAAGTCTTGGAAGAGGGCCTCATTCTGTGGTATGAACCATCAGCACGAGGCGCTCCAGAACTTACACAACTTTCAAAGATGGGGTGATAGAGGGGGGCGTTCCTACGGGCGACACTAGGGCCGTTGCCGTAGTTGTTGAACTGGAGGAGGGGTTTGGTTGGCCCTGGGAAGTCGATACTTTCGTAAAAGCAAAGAGAATTGGCTGAGTACCTTTTAATACCCATGGTGCCTGAAACTTTCCCAAGGACCCATATTGAAAATCCGAGTTTGACAAACGGACCACATAGTTAGCAGAATTACTTCCGCCCCAATGTAGACCGAGGAGCTGACCGTCATGAGTAAAAACAGGGGCTCCAGAATGACCAGGCACAGTGCTATAATTGCACGTGAAAATCTGGTTCGGATCTTTTTCCAAGGGTGTGTTCATCACTGTACCCTTAGAGGTTTGAGTAAGGCCAGAGGGGTTGACATATGCAACCACTACCGATGAGGTGTTCTTAAGAATACCAGAGAAATTAAGTCTCTTGGTAAGAACACCTCTAGCCTTAGGTAAAGGCAAACAAATGACAGCATCATCTTCAATGCCAACCTTGACCGGCCGGCTATAATAAATGCTGTCAGCAGTAATCTTATAAGGTGTCCCAGAGATAACCATAATATTGGATTTGCAGAAAACATGCCATAATAAAAACACATTTCCCTGAACAAATATGCCTTGGCCCACTAAAGTGCCAAAGCTTTTATCTTTGAGACCCTGAGCAAAGAATTGAGCCAAATTCGAAAGAGGTAGAGCGGGCTCAAGAATGCCTATAGCACTCTCAGGCTTTGGATCGCCATTATCCACTTTCTTAGGAGGTTGAGGATTGCCCTTCTGTACATTCAAAATAGCATGCTCAAGATTCTTTCGAGCCTTGACCACAGAAGGATGTTCAACCACAGGTTCAACAGGGAGAGGAGGAAGAGACGCTTCTGCTTGAAACACATCATACATCTCTAATTTAATCTCTGGTCCCAGCTCACCGGCTTCCTCAACAGGATAGCTAAC